CCTATCCATCTAAAAAGTGAAAATGGATTCCATCCAAGGAGGACAAATGGAACAATTGAAAAGAGGAAGAGGACGCCCTAAAGGTTCTGTGAAGATGACGATACAGAGGTTTGCTGATAACCCTCCGTCTGTATTGCCTAAGACTGATCACCAGAGGTTGAAGGAGTTGAAGGAGTTGATGATTAGGAGTGGGGGTAAAGATGTTGCTCAGAAGGTGATAGAGATAGCGTTGAATGACGAGCATCCGCATCAATTGGTGGCTTTAAAGATGTGTTTAGACAGGACTCTACCAGTGAGTATGTTTGAGAAGGATAAGAGTCAAAGGAGTGCTGTAAGTATCACAATTAGTGGACTTGGTGAGCCGACAGTGATTGAAAGTTCTAATGAACCAACTGATGTGGAGGCTAAATATGACTAACTGGATTCTTACTGTTAACAGACCTGAATACTTAGAAAAGAGTGAGTTGTTAGTTCCGAAGGATAAGTTACCTGAGTTGTTGGCAGGCATCTTGGAAAACAAGGATTGGTCTATTAGTGCTTCGATAACGATTAAACCGACAGAAATGGAGTACTTCGATGGCAGACCTTAATTTCCAATTATTGCCGTGGCAGCAAGAAGTCTTCAAAAGCACAGCAAGGTTCAAGGTGGTTGCCGCAGGTCGTAGGTGTGGAAAGTCTCGATTAGCCGCCACAACACTGTTAATTGAGGGATTGCGTTGCCCTCCTGGTTCGGCAGTTTTGTATGTTTCGCCAACTATGGGGCAGTCCCGTCAAATTGTCTGGGATTTACTGTTAGACCTTGGAAGAGAGGTTATCCAGAGTAGTCATGTGAATAACTTGGATATCACCCTGATAAACGGGGCTAGGATCTATGTTCGTGGTGCTGATAGACCTGATACGCTTCGTGGAGTTTCGTTGACCTATGCTGTACTGGATGAGGTAGCGGACATTAAGCCAGAGGCTTGGGAACAGGTTATCAGGGCTTCTTTGTCTGATAAGAAGGGTAGAGCCTTGTTTATTGGTACTCCAAAGGGTAGGAATTGGTTCTATGACACCTTTAAGTTAGGTGAGAGTGAAGATGACCCTGATTGGAAGAGTTGGCACTTTACGACCCAAGACAACCCTTTGATAGACCCTACAGAGATTGAGAGTGCCAAGAAGACCTTAAGTACCTTTGCTTTCAAACAAGAGTACATGGCATCGTTCTCCAATGCGGGGAGTGATGTGTTTAAAGAGGAATGGATTAAGTATGGGGAAGAGCCTGACAGGGGTTCTTACTACATAGCGATTGACTTGGCGGGGTTTGAGGAAGTAGCGAAGCAAGCGGGTAATGCTAAGAAGCGGTTAGATGAGTCTGCTATCTGTGTGGTGAAGGTTACTGAGGATGGTAAGTGGTTCGTCAAGAAGATTATTCATGGAAGGTGGGATATTAGAACGACTGCTGTGAACATCTTGATGGCGATTAGGGAGTACAGACCTGTTTGTGTGGGGATTGAGAGGGGGGCGTTAAAGAACGCTGTTTTGCCCTATTTGAGTGATTTGATGAGGAAAAGTAACATCTATGCTCATATTGAGGATATGACGCATGGGAACAGGAAAAAAGCGGATAGAATCATCTGGGCATTGCAAGGACGCTTTGAACATGGCAGAATCATCTTAAATTCGGAAGAGAATTGGGATGAATTCATTGATCAGCTCTTGCTTTTCCCCGCACAGGGAGTTCACGATGACCTTCCTGATGCGCTTAGTTATATCGACCAGATCGCCGTCACTTCCTATTTTGAAGAGGACGATACCGATGAGTGGCAACCTGTAGACATTATATCGGGGGTGTGATGGACACATTTTCTCAGTTTGACGAACCAACAGACAGCGACAAAGAATTAGTCTCTTTCGTGGTTGACCATTGTGACCGTTGGAGAGACTATCGAGATACCAACTTCCTACAAGATTGGCTTGAATACGAGCGTATCTTTACTGGTGAGTGGGATGCTCAAGACAAGACCCGTGATTCCGAGAGAAGCCGTATTGTCACTCCCGCTACCCAACAAGCTGTTGAAACCCGTCATGCAGAGATCATTGAGGCTATCTTTGGTCAAGGTGAGTTCTTTGACATTGAAGACGATGTAAGGGATGTCAATGGTTCTCCACTAGATGTAGCCATGATCAAGGCTCAACTGATGGAAGACTTCAAGGTTGATAAGATTCGCAAGTCTATTGACCAAATTGAGTTGATGGCAGAGATTTACGGTACTGGTATTGGCGAGATTGTTGTCAAAACAGAGAAAGTCTATGTTCCTAGTACCCAACCAATACCTGGTCAAGTCGGTCAAGCAGCCATCGGAGTGATGGAAAAAGACCGCATTGCAGTCAAGATTGTCCCTGTTAACCCTAAAAACTTCTTGTTTGACCCTAATGGAACATCTATTGATGACTGTATGGGTGTTGCGATTGAGAAGTTTGTCTCCATCCACAAGATTGTCAAAGGTCAAGAAGATGGTATCTACCGAAAAGTAAAGGTTGGTACTGATTCTGAGGACAATGACCTTGAACCTACCCAAGAACTAAGCCAATATCAAGACGACAAAGTGCGTTTATTGACCTACTATGGCCTAGTTCCCCGTGAATACCTTGAACAACTCGAAGATGAGGCAGAAGTAGAGGATTTATTCCCTGAAGACTCTGTTCAAGACGAGTATTCCGATCTGGTTGAAGCCATCATCGTTATTGCTAACGAAGGAGTGCTTCTCAAGGCAGAAAAGAATCCTTATATGATGAAAGATAGGCCAATTCTGGCTTATCAGGACGATACAGTCCCTAATCGTCTGTTGGGTCGTGGTACTGTTGAGAAGGCTTACAACTCTCAAAAGGCTATTGATGCCCAGATTCGTTCGCATTTGGACTCATTAGCACTTACTACTAGCCCAATGATGGCTATGGATGCCACTCGCCTTCCAAGGGGTGATAAGTTTGAGGTTAAGCCAGGCAAGGCAATCTTGACAAACGGCAATCCTAACGAGATTCTGTTCCCATTCAAGTTTGGTAATACAGATGGTTCTAATCTGTCTACTGCCAAAGAGTTTGAGCGTATGCTTTTGCAAGCTACTGGCACTTTGGACTCTCAAGGAATGGTGTCTTCTGTTGCGAGAGATGCGGGTCAAGGTGGCATCTCAATGGCTGTTGCTTCTATCATCAAGAAGTACAAGAGAACATTGGTCAACTTCCAAGAAGACTTTATGATTCCCTTCATTATGAAGGCGGCATATCGTTATATGCAGTTTGACCCTGAAAGATACCCTACTGTTGACCTGAAGTTCATTCCTACGGCGGCATTAGGTATTATTGCTAGAGAGCATGAGCAACAACAGTTCATCTCCTTGCTTCAGACTCTTGGCCCAAATACACCTGTTTTGCCAGTAATTCTCAAGGGAATTATGACCAATTCATCCTTGTCTAACAGACATGAGCTGATTCAGATGTTGGATCAAATGGCTCAACCTGATCCACAAGCACAGCAGATGCAACAAGCACAGCAACAGTTGGCTCTACAAGCGGCACAGGCTCAGATTGCAGTTCAGACTACCCAAGCAGAGCAAAATCGTGCTGAAGCGCAGAAGTTGTTGACTGAGACACAGTTAATGCCTATGGAACTTCAAGCCAAGAGCATGGCAGCGAACACCAAGAATCTTCCAAATGATGCTGATTTAGCCTCTAAAGAGTTTGATAAACGGGTTAAGATTGCTGATCTAATGCTTAAAGAAGCTGATATTAAGAACAAGTCTAAGATTGTTGAATTGCAGATGGCAGATAAGCTCAATGCCCAAAGCAAGGTAAAACAAGACTTCTTGACTAAACTTACAGATGGATTAAGAAATGGCTAGTATCAAAGAGTTGATCCAAAGTATTGAGTCGGGAGATTCATCTTTTGATGAAAAACTAGCCGCCATCAATCAGATGGAAGAAACTCTCATTGCGATGCGTAACAATGAGGAACAAGCCGTTAATGACAATGTTGAGTTGATTGTCGAAGCCATCAAGGTGATGGAAAAGAAAGTAAATGACCAACTAGAGATTGCAAAGTCTATTGTTCCTGAAAAAGGTGACAAAGGAGACAGAGGTCTTGATGGTGTGCCTGGTCGAGATGGCGTTAATGGCAGAGATGGTCGTGATGGCAAAGATGGTCAGAATGGACAAGATGGTGAAGATGGCGTATCTGTAACTGATGCAAAGATTGACTTTGATGGTTCATTGATTATCACTTTGTCTACTGGAAGAGAGATCAATGTTGGTGAAGTAGTTGCTAGTGATTTGGCAGAAAAAATTAAAGTCATTAGTACCATGTCTACCAATACAGCAATTGCTGATATTACTGGTGGTTCAATAGATGGAACTACGATTGGCGCTACAACACCCTCAACAGGTGTGTTTACTACAGTGACATCTATTGGGCAAATTTATCAAAACAACATCTCCATGATTGGCATGGGGCTTATATTGGCTTAATACTATGGCAACAACACTCAAAAGCTATCCAACAGCTAATGTAGGCGTAACAGCTACAACTGTGTATAACCCAACAACATCGGGGATTCAATCAACGGTTATTGGTATGACATTGGCTAATACTACAACAAATACTATTACGGCAAGTGTTACATTAACTTCTGGTGCGACAACAATGTACATCATCAAAAATACATCAATTCCTTCAGGAAATTCTTTAAGCATTCTTGGAGAAGGAAAATTTATTGTTGAACAAAATGATGTGTTACAGGTTGTTAGTTCTTCTGCAACTTCTCTTGATGTTTTAGTATCTGTTGTGGAGGTTGTGTAATGTCTTTAATCAACAACAACGAACTAACAGTTTTTCCTGAAAACATAACGGGCAAATTCCGAGAGACATTTGAGAGCTTCACGCCAGGAGTTAACTGGACGCTTGTTACAGGCAGTGGCGACATTGTGCAGACCGACGGTAACGCCGTCTCCGCCAGCTACTTGGTCATCTCCAAAGACCCACTGACTACAAACACAGAGACATCGCTAACTTACATCGGTTCATTTCCGATGCCTATTGAGACGGCTGTTGGTTTGTCTATGTCGCAACGTGCGTTGGGGCAAGAGCTGGCGATGGAGTTGGTAAGCACGGAAACGCCGCTTCCCGCCCCTGCGGATATTGCGATTTCCAGCATCAGCCAATCAACCACCGTACTGACGGTCAATACAGCCGCCGCGCACGGGCTGGTTCCGGGCAAACGCATCGGTATCAGAGGAATCACATCAGACAGCCGTTTAAATTACCCAGCCGTGGTGGTGGCAAGTACGCCCAGCTCAACTCAATTTACCGTGACCGCTGGCCCCGGTGGAAATATTGC